GCGTGATCCAGTTCATCAGTGTGCTGGCAGCACTTGCCATTGCCATGTCGTTGAACTCGGTAGCCTGCACGCCTAACTGCGAACGCTCAAACGAGGTCGTTAGAAGGCAAGAAAGCTCATTAATAGTCGAATCAGCCAGTCTATTCCTAACATCAGACGCGCCTTCAAATGGAAACGCTTGTCGATTGTTAGGCAAGTTCTCAGAATGCTTCTTACCATCGTCGGATTGTCCAGCCCATCGGCAGAATCGAATGTCATCGGCAGCATTTAATCTTTCTACGTTGGCGGTTGTGTAAAGTGAACGTGTTAGTTCTTTCGAGAGTTCAAGAACGTCTGGCGTTTCAGAATAGAAAGCTAGTTTGTCGCTGCTGTTTGATTTCTTCATGTTAGTAGGAGCCTATTTCGCCTTGAGGTTGGTAGCTTTGACTGTTTTGATGGGTCGGATTCATCACCGCTAGATAGCGTAAAACGTCAACGGGATCTTTAGTTGCTCCCTTGTCTCCGTCTGCGCCTGTCCACTCTCGGAGTGAGTAAATGATGTTTTTGCACGTTTCACTAACGTAAAGGTTAGGCTCATTATGAATGGCAAGCAAGGGTTCGTCCTTGTTCCATGCTAACCAGTTGTTAATAATGCTAACGCCTTCCTCAATTCGGAGTCCAGCAGCAGGAGTGAACCACATTGGGTCGGGATCTTCGGCTAGGAGGTCAGTTAGACTGGTTCCTCCGTCCTTCCCAATCGCTTGAGTTCCACCTGCTCTAGGGTCAATGAACCTGTCAGCGATCTCCTCTTTGCCTTCTAGCTCTTCGATGAGTGCTTTGTAGTCGTTGATGCCTCTACCAGCACCGTTTCTCTGTGCTGCACCTGCTTTACCGTCTGATTTATCACTTGGAATCGCCCATTCACCTAGATCAATGCCAGGCCATTCCCTGTAAATGAACTTTCTGCCATGCTCATCGACTCTGAGCCACAACATGAACCAGTTACGAGCACCAGCAGGGTCCATCGCCATGAAGTTAGTGCCTTTAGTCGGTATCTGGTCGTCTGGAATCACGTTCCAGTTACCAAATTTAGGGAACTGCGAACCAGAAAGACTCTCTGCCCAACCATAAGCACGAATCTTGATCTCGTAATTGGTTCGTCCATGTAACGCTCTTTTGATTTCACTGAATGGAGAGTAAACATTGAGTTCAGAATGGAACCAAATCGCTCGATTACTCGGATTGTGGCAGGTAGCTTGGAACGGCATCATCCCACGTTCACCACCAGGAAGGTTGATGGAGTCCTTGAGCAGTGAAGCTGGGAGCCATTTCGTAATCATCGCACCTGCAATGTATTCTTTAACCACCGAAGTGTAGCCAGAGATGGGAGTAAAGGTCAGAATCATCTTACCTCGTCTCGTAGCCGTTCGGTAACGTAGCGTCTTGATCCAGTCAGCAGTGATTTCTTCGTCAATCCAGATCAAATCGACTTCACCACCTTCAATAACCTTAATGTCTTGAGACTGATTCAGAAACCAGCACTGGCTTTTGTTAGGAAGGACAAAGGTGTTGTCAGAGAAGCCGTTCTTTTGCGTGAATGCTACGTTGGTTATCTTGGTCTTCCTTGCAGTCTTGAACTCCGCTGGCAGGTATTTATAGACCACTGGTTGCTGCATCTGCACGCTGCTCATGTTGGTCGTATGGATGCACCACACTCGTTTACCTGGGTTCTGACTCAGGTATTGAGCCACTCGTTTCGCAGCATACTCGGTCTTAGACGCACGGTTCCCACCGAAGATCATGAGTTCTGAGATGGAAGGATCTGACAACAGACTGTCAGCAATCTTCCAATGATCTGGCTCGTAGCCGTGCCTGTAAGGGTCCATTGTCTCTGCGAGAATCTTGTCCTCACGCAGTTGCAGAAGCTCACAAGCTCGATCAATGCCCTTGTTTTTGATGATGTTCGCTATTGTCTCCGCACTCGGAGCGACCATGATAGGATGTGGCGTAGGCGTGTATTTGCCTAGCGTTTCCTTCGATACTTCGTTGATGAACATGCAATTATGCTACCATTTGGTGACCGAAGACCAAAAAGCTGCACTCATCTTACCCCTCTTGATGTTGTCAGCGTGCCTAGCTTTAAACGATGCTCGACGATCTTTAGCAGCTTCACTTTCACCTTTCTTCGGTGGAGAGCCTGTAACGCCTTGTTGACCAAAGCGGATAGTTTTGACCTGCTCACCTTGCTTGGCTACGACTACGTGTGACTTGGTTGGATGTGATGGAGTGCGCTTCGGCTTGTTGTAGCCAGTCACACCAACTTTAGTTAGTTTGGAGTCTTTCATACTAGTTAAGCTCTGATTCCTCAGACCTAACGCACGCACAATTTAGCTTCTCAAGGACTTTTTCCGCGAAATCTTGATCCAGTCCAAAGTCACTAATGTAGTCGAGGAACTCAGGGTAGAACTCTTCGATGAACAAAGCCATGGCATCCAGTTCTTTGATGTTGAATCTATTCGGATCAGTCGCTTTCATTTTTGAAGAAGAGATTGCAATCGTTTAGCCTCCTGAGCCTGTTCTTTAGTAGGCGTAATTGAGGGATCTTTGGTTAGAATACGAGCAAGAATTGTATGTTGAGCGGCTAGCTTGTTCTCTGGTTTAGCATAGTCAGCACCCATGCCCTTGAAGTATGATAATTGTTGAGGCGTAATCTCAAATGCAGGTTTGAATTGCTTATCCTTCATAAACAGTCGCATGGCTTCATTCTGAGCAACTGCCATCTGTTCTGCTTCGCTCAATCCAGACGCAGGATTCAGAATGATCCTCTTGTCCTCAGTTGCCATACCAGAAACATGAGGATTCTTCTGAAAGAACTTCATTTCGCCTTGGTAGGGTGACCTGATCTCGTAACCGTAAATTGTAGCTGGTTTTTTAGTTTCTGGCATAGTCAGTCGCTTTCATTTTTGAGAAAGTAAGTCACGAATAAAGGCTAGCAAGAGTGAGATTGCCTCTTGTTTCGGTTGACTAGTCCCTGTATGATTGCATCATAAATATAGTTTGCACTGTAGAGCGGTGTGATCTGATCTACTGGCAAACTGCAACTAGGTCGACATTGCTCTACGATGTCGGCCTTTTTGTTTGTTGGGCATCTCTGCCTAAAATAACCTTCAGTGTCACTGCGTTGTGCTCCATGGGAAGGTGTTGAGAATTCGGTGGACGATGGATAACAGATCAGTCGTCCTAAAGTCGCAGGTGAAAGCCTGGGCTGCTACTTGAATCGTTTGATCCGTGTTTACTGAGACAACCGAGCGGAGAGATTCAAGTTTTGCGATGATGTTCCTGATTCCTGACGAATAAGAAACTTAACGCTAGCAGTATCCCAGCAATGGGACTGCTATGCTCAAATGAAGCCATCCAGCCATCGGAATAAGTGTTGAACTAACAAGCATTACTTGAAGGTTGGATTAAGCCTTCGTCTCGTAGTGCCAAGCATTGCTGTCCTCTGTCGTCCATTTATCAAACGCTTCACAATTCCATTCATCCTGATTCACAACATAGTCTGGACGGTCAAGGAATGGTTTAGTGACATGGCTTGGTTCATGCCAGCGGAGACGGTTATTGGGTTGGACTGCAAACTCACCGTTGTCTAGGCAGATGAAGTGACCCGATTTGTGCTCTTCGGGATGAATCGCCAGCGTGATGTCAGCACCGTGAGTGTAATCTGGACCCCATTGCATCGTCCAAAGGTAGATTCCATCTGCCCACTTACCGTCTTTCATCTTCACCGATACACGCAGACCACTCAGGAAGTTAAGTTCTACGATACTGAAATTAGCTGAGAACGAGTTCCAAAGCTGGAGATAATGGAAAGGATGTTCGTGATCATGCTCGTAGTCGTGAAGAGCGTGGATCGGTAGCTTGTCTCGTAGAGCACCATTCTCCAGCAGCACTTGGAAAAGAGCACAAGAACCTGGTATTGAACGAACTGAGACTGCTACACCTTTCTCGTATTGCCCTGCATGCTCATCGTTACCCGTCATAAACTCACGTCGAACGAGACACTTAAGCGGCGGAATACTAGCTTCGTGTAGTGGCATATTTGGTTAGTCTATCGTTTCGTTGGCATCAACAAGATTCTCCTGAGATTTTGGTTTTCAATGAGCGTTTCCATCAGCGTTCTCTGACGGTCAATCAGCCGCTCATTGAGTTCGGTGATCTCAAGTTCGAGTTGTCGGGCAAAGTCTGCGGAGACATACTGTGTTCCATTTCCTGTATTGGCTTGTATGTGAGCGTCTGTTCGTGGTGTTGGTGTTGGTGTCATTTTGCTGCCTCCCATAGTCCGAGGGTCAGGCCGATTGCTTCGGCGCGTTGGGCTGCTGTAGCTTTACGAATTAATGAAACTGCAAGATTCGGATCAACATCAATTCCAACATCATTACACACTACCTCGTTAATCCAATGATCGAGCTTCCATGCTTCACTATCAAGGATCAACTCTACAATCTTCTCCAGCTCATGCACCGCGTTGAGGTCGGTGAAGTAGTCGGGAAGTTGTCCAAAATGGAAAACGGTTAACTCACCTTTTTCCCATCTACCTTCCGGACGTGAGAGCGGGTATTCTAAGTCAACGCTTTTGCGCTTCCACCCACCAGCTTCAGCCAGCTTGATTCGTTTTTGTTCTTGTGTCATTTTGTTTTGCGTTCGTAAACTGGCTTACAGTAATTAAGTCTAAAGACTCTGACTGCTGATTTAGAGCAGTTGAGGATGTGAGCAATACTCAAGTTAGAGTTCTGTCTCCAAGCTCGATCACTGATCAAAGGTAGTTTTTCCTTCAGCCAGCTTCGTTTGCTCTTGTCTAACGCTTTCGGTAATCCTCTAGCGTTCCTAGCGTTTCTCACGGATCTGACACAGCATCCTAACTGAGATGCAATGTTACCGTTCGATTGACTCCAGTCGGTAATGGAGTCGAATGGTATTGCCAAGCTCATTGCTAGATTTTCTCAATGGTTTTGAATTG